GAAATCAGAGAGCGTCGTCCATCCCGCCCCGCCACCGATTCTCACGATGCCAACTGTCCGACAGGGGCCGGGGCCTCGTTTCCGCCGTGAAAAGCGGGGTTTCCCAAAAATCTTTTAGCCGGGGTTGCCTTCCGTCCGACATTAGGTATACTTAGGGCATGACGCGGAACGACAACAACACGAAAGGGAACGAAATGCTCGCCAAGCTCCAAGCCTTCGCCAACACGCTGGACATCAACGAAGCCACGGTTGAGATCGGCAAGCACGACCACGACCGTGGAGTTGTGTGGCTCAAGTACCGCCGGATCGGCTGCGACCGGATCAACAGCATGGCCTGCGGTCTGGTTGAGCACGGCATCCGCTACATCAAGCGGCAGATGAAGGAGTTTGAGGCGTCGCTCGCATGAACGACCGCATCACCTTCCGCCTCGGCCCGCTCGCGGGGCCGATGGCGGCATACTGCGAGAAGCACGGCACCACGCCGAGCGAGGCGATCCGGCTGGCGTTGTCGCGGCTCCTGCGGGTGGAGGCACCGGAAATGCCACCGGGAAACCCGGCAATCGGTGAGCAGGCCGAGGCCGGTGCGGCGGCAAGATGGAAGCCGAAGAGGAAACGCCGCAAGTAGGCGGCGAGTGCGCTACTGAGCGAAAGTGCGGCTATACCCAAACGGGAATGACGCTACAGCGGCGAGGTAAGGAAGCCCATGCCTGAACGCGTCGAACGCTGGCGGCCGCATCGTGTGAAGCACACCCACACGAAGGAGCGAGCCCACTACCTCACGCCAGACTGGCGAGCCAAGCGGGAACGGATCCTCGTCCGCGACGCGTTCACCTGTGCCGACTGCGGCCGCGTCACGTCGGGCCAGGCGGCGCACGTGGACCACATCATCCCGCTCGAGGACGGCGGCACGGACGCCGACGCGAACCTCGCCGTCCGGTGCAGCTCGTGCCACGGGCGGAAGACACGCCGCGAGCAGCGGCAGCGAGGGCTCGGCTGACGCTTGATTCAGGCCGAAACTCTGCTACGATGGCAGACGCCCAACCCGACCCGCCGGGGGGGGTGGGGTCCGCCGGACGCCTGAAAACGGGTCGAAAGCCCCATGGGCCCTCGGCGCGAATTTCTGACCGGCTTTTGAGAAAATGGAGGAGCCCATGGGCCGACGCGGCAGGCATCCCGACCCCAACTCGAAGCGATCCCAGGCCGCCCTGGCCCGGGCCAAACAGATCGGAGCCGCGGCCGCGAAACCCGCGGCGAAAACGGAGTCGACTCAACTCGACCCGCCGCCGTCCGTGGCGAAGGTGCCGGCCGCTCTCGGCTTCTGGGAACGCAACGCCCCGACGCTGATCGCCGACGGCCGGCTGACGAGCGACCGGATCGACGCGTTCGCGATCTGCTGCCGCCTCCATGCCGACATCGAGCAGCTCGCCGACCAGGTCTACACCGAGGGCTGGATCACCGCGACCGACAAGGGCCAGGCGGCCAGCCCCGTGGCGAAGCTGCTCCGCGACGCCCGCCGCGACTTCGTCGCCCTGGCCCGCGACTTCGGGCTGACGGCGGCCGCCGCCGCCCGCCTCCCCCAGGAGCCGATCCATGCCGGCGAGAAAGAAGCCGACGAAGAAGACCAGGTCCTCGCGAAGCTCTCGATCCGCGGCTGACCCCAAGAAGCGGCCGGAGTACGTGCCGGGGTATCAGTGGGACGAGGCCGCCGCGAACGCGCCGGTCGAGTTCATCGAGACGCTCTGCCGCCATCCCGACGAGCGCGGCGGCGAGCCGCAGCGGATCAAGCTGATCGAGTGGCAGAAGGACCAGGTCCTGCGGCCGCTGTTCGGGTGGCGGCGGCCGGACGGCCGGCTTCGATACAAGCGCTGCGGAATCTTCGTCCCAAAGAAGAACCGCAAAAGCTCGCTCATGTCGCAGCTCTCGCAGTACATGCTCACCTGTCACGCCCCGGCCCAGGACGTGTTCCTCGCGGCGAACGACCGCCTCCAGGCTCGCACCATGTACCGCATGGTTCGGCAGAGCGTGGAGGCCAGCCCCAAGCTCTCGCAGCTCCTCGAGGTCGTCGACTCGCGGAGCATCATCCGCAACCGCGAGACCGGGAAGGAAATCCGCTGTCTTTCCTCCGACTCGTGGCGCAACGAAGGCCTCAACGGCTCGGTGATCCTGGACGAGATCCATAGCTTCCGCACGCCCGACCTCGTCGACGCGTTGATCTACGCCACGCGCGGCACGGCCAACGGCCTCGTGATCTCGATCTCGACGGCCGGCTCCGACAGGAACGGCATCGGCTGGCGCTGGTGGCAGGACTGCGAGTTGGTGATCAAAGACCCGAAGACGAACCCGACGTTCTACGGACTGATCTACGCGGCCGCGGAGGACGACGACTTCTCCGACCCGAAGGTCTGGCGGAAGGCGAATCCGTCGATGGGCGTCGCGTTCCCCGAGGACGAGTTCGCGGCCGACTTTCAGGACGCGACGACCGACCCGCGGAAGATGTCGAAGTTCCTCCGCTACTCGCTCAACGTCTGGCAGGCCGGCGACTCGCGCTGGTTCGTCGGCAACATCGACTGGCCCGCGTGCAGCTCCGGCCCGCTCGCCCCGACCGCCGGCCGGCCGTGCTGGGTGGGCGTCGACCTGGCGAGCAATCTCGACATGACGGCGGCGGCCTTCGTGTTCAAGGAATCGGACGGCAGCTACTCGGTCGAGTGGAAATACTGGGTGCCGCGCGAGACCGTGGCCGACCGCGTCCGCGAAGGCATCCCCTACGACGCCTGGATCCGCGACGGCTGGGTGACGGTCACGGACGGCTACCGGCTCGATCACGAGGCCGTGGCCCGCGACATTCTGGCCTACGGCGAGCGGTGCCCGATCCGGGCCGTTGGCGTCGACCCGTGGCAGGCCGGAGCCCTGGAGACGCTGCTCCAGAAGGAAGGCGTCACAGTCCGCGACATTCCGCAGCGGACCGGCTACCTCAACGCGCCCTGCAAGCTGCTCGAGGCCCTGGTCGTCGAGAAGCGGCTCCGCACGGGAGCGAATCCCGTGGCGCAGTGGAACGCCAATAATGTTTGCGTCTACCAGGACGCCACAGGGATGATCAAACCGGACAAGGCCAAGAGCACGGAGAAGATCGACGGCATCGCAGCCCTGGTGAACGCCCTGGCCCTGGCGAGCACGGACGACGAGGACGGCGGGCCGGCGAGCCTGGACGACTACAAGATCCGCGTGATCTGACGCCCGCGGCCGGTTCAAGCCTTCGGCCTGCGGCCGGACACTGGTACGCGTCCGGGCGGCCGCCTGGACCCAGGCGACCAGCATGCCACGAGCCAAGGCCGCGAAGCCCAGACGAACGTCCACCCGCCGCACGCCTGCTAGGCGGGCCGTGCCGGTCTCGCATGTGATCTCACTCCGCGGGAGCCTCTCCGATCCCGGGGCGTGGGGCTCGTCGTGGTCCGCCACGATCGGCCCCGAGACCGCGATCCGCGTTACCTCGATCCTGGGCGTCGTCCGCTGGATCGCCCAGGCCGTGGCCGTGATGCCGGTCCACACGATGCGGTCCCTGTCCACGGGCCGCCGCGAGGCGACCACGCTCCCCTGCTCCTACACGATGCGGAAGCGGCCCAACGCGTGGCAATCTGCCTATGACTTCTATCAGCTCATCGCCTACTGGACCGCCCTCCACGGGAACGCGTTCGCCCGCATCCTGCCCGGCGATCGCGGCTGGTGCTCCGAGCTGCGGCCGATGCACCCGACGCGGGTCAAGATCCACCGGAATACCGACTACACGGTCAGCTACGAGTTCCTCGACGAGAACCATCGCTGGGTACCGCTGCGGCAGCAGGAAGTCCTCCACTGGCGCTGGCTCTCCGACAACGGCCTCGTGGGTATGGCCCCGCCGGAGCTGTGCTCGACCTCGATCGCCCTCGCCCGCAAGCTCGACGCCGCGGCCACGTCCTTCTGGGACAACTCGGCCCGGCCCGACATGGTCCTCGAGACGGACGAGAAGATCCCCGACGAGGCGGTCGACGCCCTGCGGTCTGCTCTCCGCGAGGTCTACGGCGGCGCGGCCAACCGCGGGAAGACCGCGGTCCTGCCGAAGAAGACGCGGCTCAAGCCCATCGAATCAAACTCGATGGAGGCCAACCAGTTCCAGGAATTGAGAGACGCCATTCTCCCCGACGTGTGCCGCTGCTGGGGCGTGCCCTCGACGCTTCTCGGCGACGCCCGCATGGCCCGGTGGTCGAACGTCGAACAGGAACACCTGTCGGCCCAGGTGTGGTGTTTGCTTCCGTGGATGCGACGCATGGAGGGGCCGCTCGACATGGCCCTCCAGCCGGTCTACGGCGACGACGTGTACGTGAAGTTCGACAACCGCGGGCTCCTCCGCGGCGACACCGCCAGCCGCGTCCAGCTCTACCAGTCGATGTTCAACATGGGGGCGCTGGCCCCCAACGAGCTGCGAGACCTCGAGGACTTCGATCTGCTGCCCGATCCGGCGGCGGACGAGACCTACATGCAGCTCGGTTTCTCGACGCTCGCCAACGCCGCCCAGGCAGCTCCGGCCGATCCGGCCGAAGACACGGATCAAGCGGAGGACCAGCCGGCAGACGACGCGACCGAGATCGACTCGACCGTCGACCCGTTGGCTGCGGCCGCGTCCGGTGCGGACCTGGCGGCCACGGCGCTCAACGGTGCCCTGGTGACATCGCTCCTCGAGGTGCTGGCCCAGGTCGCGGCCGGCACGATCGACAAGGATGCGGCGGTCGCTTTGATCACGGCCGCCTTCCCGACGATCACAGAGGCGCTCGCGTCCCAGATGGTCGACGGCACGAACATCACGCCACCGCAGGCAGGAGGCCCCGACAATGCAACTTGAACGCCGCTACCTTCCGCTGGCCGAAGGCTGCGATCTGACCGTCGAGGAGCGTGATGGCGAGGCTCCGAAGATTCGCGGCATCGCTCCGCCGTGGGATTCGCTCTCCGTGGATCTCGGAGGCTTCCGCGAGAAATTCAGCTCGACGGCCTTCGACAAGGTACTCGCGAAGAAACGGATCGACGTTCCTCTCCTGTTCAACCACGACGACTCGCGCATCATCGCCAGGACGACAAACGGAACGCTCCGAATCGAGAAGACCGACAAGGGTCTCGCCTACGAGGCCGACCCTGTCGCGACGCCGACGGCGGCGGAGGTGCTGACGCTCATCCGCTCAAAAACGATCTTCGGGTCGTCCTTCGCCTTCACGGTCAATCCGAGCAAGGGGGAGACCTGGGAAGAAGACGAGCGAGGGAACGTCGTGCGGACCGTCACCGAGGCGTCCGGCCTTTACGATTTGTCGCCAGTGACGCGAGCCGCCTACCCATCGTCGGCGCTCTCGTCGCGATCCCTGGACGCCTGGCGGGCCGCCCGCGGAATGGTCCAGCACGGCCAGGCCGAGCGGTCGCTCACGATCTCGCTCGACTTCGACCAGACGTTCACCGCCGCCCCCGGGCTCTGGCGGTCGTTCGTGGCCGACGCCACCGGCCGCGGCTCGCGCGTCTATTGCATCACGCGACGCGAGGACACCGAGGCGAATCGCCACGAGCTGCGTCTGGCGTTCGGCGACCTGTATGCCGAGCTGGCCGGCGTCCTGCTGTGCGGGCCGGACAAGCAAAAGCGGTCGGCCGCCCAGGACGCCGGCATCTCGGTCGACGTGTGGATCGACGACTCGCCGGAGAAGATCCCGGCCTCCGAGGTCGCCCCGGCCGTGAAGACCTCGTCGCTCGCCGGTGCCCGGGCCGCTGCGGCGGCGGCAGTCGCGAGGATGCGAGCCCATGCCGGCTAGTTGCCCGAAGTGCGGGGGCCGCCTCCGCGTCGAGTCGAGCAAGCGGGCCGGCGACCGCCAGGTCCGCTACGTGGAGTGCCAACAGTGCCGCGAGCGCCGCCGCCAGGTGGTGCCGGCCGATTCAGTCTGGAGACGAACCCGATGATCGCCGCCGCCCCGGTCGCTGCCGCCACCAATCTGGAGGACGGCCTGCTCGCGAAGATCGCCGCGTTCATCGACACCTCGAGGTCCGCCGCCGCCGACGGCATCACCTGGGCGGAGTTCGGCGAGCTGATGCTCGCCCTGCTGCGGCTCGTCGTGACCGCCCTCGACACGGTCTCGACGATGACCGGCCCAGAGAAGAAGGCCCTCGCGCTGTCGGCCGTGGCGAGCCTGTTCGACGCGGTCGCCGACCAGGCCGTCCCGCTCGCCGTCTACCCGCTCTGGATTCTCGTCCGCTCGCCGGTGCGGTCGCTCGTGATCGCGATCGCCGCCGGTGCCATAGAGCAGTTGCTGCCACTCGTGAGGGTCTGACGCATGGATACGCTCCTCCTGGTTGCTCTGGCCGCCGGGGCGGCCTACGCGTTCCTGGGCCGCGACCGCCTCGAGCAGCTCGTGACCGTGGCCCACGCGAAGCTGCCGGCCGTCGAGCTGCGGCACGTGGTCGGGGCCGGGCTGCTCGCCGGCCTGGCTCTCGTCTGGTCGGGCCGCAATCGCACGGAGCCGACGCCGGCCCCGCCGGCCCCGGACGCCCCGCTCGTCCTGCGTGGCCTGTTCAACGCCCACCCCGAGGCCTCGGCTGACGCGGCGAAGCTGGCGGCGCTGTTCGGCGAGCTGGCCGGCGAGGTCGAGTGGGACTCCATGCAGGGCTCGCCGATCATCACGACCGGCGTGGCGTTCGACGACTTGCGGGTCCGGGCCTTCGACCTCCGGCTCCGTGGCGATTCGATCGGCGACCGTCACCCGCGGGTCCGGGCTGCGGTGAAGGACTACCTCGACCGCGTGGCCGGCACGAGCGGGAAGCCGCTGACGCCGGAGCAGCGGGCCACGTGGATCGCGGCCTATCGTGAGGTCGCCGCCGCTGCGGAGGCCGCCGCGAAATGAGCCGCCGCAACACCTACCGCTGGCTGGCCCTGGCCGGCTTCCTCGGGATCGCGTTCGCCGTGATCGTCGGCGAGTTCGTGGCCGGCCCCCGGCCCGTGGGCTGGATCGGGGACTGGCAGGACAACTACGGCTACACGCCAAACCCGGAAGGCGTCCGGAAGTTTCTGGCAGAACTGCCGCAGCCGCTGTTCAGACAGGCCGGTGCCGAGTGCATGGAGAAGGCGAAGGGGACCGACACGCTTCTCTATCGGGCCATGTTCAAGGCTCACCGCGCGAGGTACGGGGCGGACTTCGTGGTCGGCCGGCAGATGAATGGGAGCTGCGTCGCCTGGGGGGCCATGCACGCGGTGTATTGTGCCGAGGCAGTGTCGTGGGAGATCGGCGAGTTGGCCGAGCCTCCGCTGATGCCGGCGACCGAGCCACTGTACGGAGGGTCCAGGGTCGAAGCGCGTCGCAGCAACCCCGAAGGATATGACGGGTCGCAGCCTGTCGGCGGGTGGTCGGATGGCTCGTTTGGCGCAGCCGCGGCGCGCTGGCTCCGCGACTGGGGCGTCGTCTACCGAAAGCCATACCCTGGCGTGTTCGACTACACGACCTACAACGCCACCCGCGAGAAGCACGAAGGAGCGTATGGGGCCGGAGGCCAGGGCGACGACTACAAGCTCGACCGCCTGGCGAAGAAACACCCATGCCGGCACGTCGTCAAAGTCGAGACATGGGGCGAGCTGGCCGCGGCCCTGGAGTCAGGCTATCCATGCACGGTCGCAAGCTCCCAAGGCTTTTCGTCGGTCGCGAATCGCGGCATCGCGGAAGCCAGCGGGACGTGGCACCACCAGATGATGATTTGCGGGATTCTGCACAAGAAGAACGGAGCGCCGGACGATCTGGCGGTCGTGCTGAATAGCTGGGGGCCGCGATGGCTGCGTTACGAGGGCGGCAAGTTCCCGGACGACCTCCCGGACGGCGCGTTCCTGGCACGCCGCAGCGTCGTCGAGCGAATGATCCGCGAGGACACGTGGGCCATCGGCGGCGTTTCCGGGTTCGGCTGGCGTGATCTCGACAACGGCGCGTTTCTGACGCCGGCTCCGACTGAGGTGATTCGATGAAGCTCGACAGGAACACGATCCTCGTCCTCGTCGCCGCGGCGGCCTTCGGCTACTGGCTCGCCGGCGACCGCTCGCCCCGCCCCGGCCCGCCCGATCGGCCGGTCCTGACCTGGCTCGCCAGGGCCGCGAAGAACCTCCTCTGGATCGCCGCGTTCGCCGACCCGCCGCCGCCGGCGGCCCGCCAGGACGCCCGGCTCGTCCAGGCCCCCACGATCGGCGACGACGGGTATCCGGTGATCGACCACGCTCGGGGGCTGTGACCATGACGCTCTGGCAGTGGATCGTGTCGTTCCTCGTCTGGCTCTCGGCCGACCCGGCCGCGATCGACCTCGAGCAGCCGCGGGCCTTCGCCGCCGTGGCGGCCGCGCGGGCGTCGATGCTCCCCGAGGCCCCGGCCCCCGGCCCCGGCCCGGCCCCGGTGGCATGCGACTGCGGGCAGACATGCGTCCGTGGCGTCTGGAAGCCAGACGGCCGCGTCTCTCAGACGTGCCGCTGCCAGTGCAAGCGGTGCCAGGCCGAGCGCGCGAAGGCCGCCCAGCCCTGCCCTGACGGCAAGTGTCAGAGCGTCCTACGCTAGGACGAAACGATTCAAGCGCTGGCGGCCGCGTCCTACGGTGTTGGCAGTTTCGACCCCGCACACACGCAAGGATGCGAACCATGCCCAGCGCCAAGCTCGCCAAGCTCCAGGACGAGTCCGTCACCGTCGAGAACGAGATCATCGCCCTCCGTGCCATCGAGCCGAAGGACGATGCCGAGAAGGCGCAGGTCGAGGAGCGGCTCGCCGAGCGGTCCGCTCGGGCCGTCGAGGTGGCGAAGCTCGCCGCGGCCGAGCATGATCTCGACGCGAAGCTCGCCGGCCTCCGCAGCGTGCGGACGAGCGACTCGGACGCGATCGGTGCGGTCGAGGCCCGCAAGGCCCCGGCCGTCCACGTGATGCCGGGCCGGGCCGACAAGCGGAACGCCGACATGGAGGTGGCTGGCCGTGCCCTGCGGGCTCTCGCCCGGAAGGACGTGCGGGAGCTGCGGGCCATGTCGGGCAGCTCGGACGGCACCGGCGGCGAGCTGGTGATCCCGGAGCTGTTCAATGGCTTCATCGACGTTCTCGGCTACAGCTCGGTGGGCGTGCAGCTCGCCAGCCTCTATCCGACCTCGTCGAACAGCATCACCGTCCCGAAGATCGGCGAGGTGACGGCTGACTTCTTCGGCGAGAACGAGGCGATCACGGCGGCCGACGCCGCGACCGATGACGTGGAGATCGCTCTCCACAAGCTCGGCCGCCTCATCAAGGTGTCGAACGAGCTGGTCGAGGACGCCGCCGCCGGCGTGGCCCTCGCCCAGACGGTCGCCAACCGGCTTGCCATGGCGATCGGTAAGAAGATCGACGAGATCTGGCTCCAGGGCAGCGAGGCCAAGAGCATCGCCGGCCTGGTCGACGAGGTTGCCGAAGGCAACACGCTCGAAGCCGGTGCTGATAACGACGGCGTGGACCTCGCGGAGCTGGTCGGCAAGATCGACAGCCGCGCGATGAACACCGCCTGGGTCGTCAGCTCGGCCGGCTGGGCGCACATCATGAAGGCCTCGGTGGTCACGCAGTCGACGACGATCGGCGACCGCGTCCTCCCGGTCGTGATGGGTGCGCCGGTCTTCCGCTGCCTCGGCCTGCCCTCCGGGACGCTCGCCCTCTATGGCGACTTCTCTATGGCGACCGCGGTGGCCTACAAGGCCAACGGCCTCCAGATCGCGGCGTCGACCGACGCGGGCTTCGCGAACGACCAGGTGGTCTACCGCGGCACGCAGCGGGTCGGCATCGCGAACCACGACGCCAGCTTCGTCGCGAAGCTCGTCGAGGCCGCCGGCTGACGCTGACTGATCACGCTGACGTTGAGGCCGGGGGGCCGCAAGGATGCAGCCCCCCGGCCGCCCCATATCTGGACTGAGGCGGCCCATGCTCATCGGCTCCACGCCCGGCCACAAGATCCTTCGGCTCGTGCGGTCCTACCGTGGCCGCCCTGCGGGCTCGGTGATCGCGGCGACTCAGGGGCTGGCCGACCACCTGGTCGAGGCCGGATGGGCCGTGTGGGCCACGCCCACGGACGCCGATCGGTCGAGCCGCCTGGAACGAGCAGTAGCCCCCGCCGCCGCAGAAACGAGGTAGACCATGAAGCCCGACACCTGCGTCGTGACGGAGGAGCCGGAGGTCGAGCCGGTTTCGCTCTCGGAGGCGAAGCAGCAGCTCGGCATCATGGACGACTTCGAGGAGTGGGACTCGTTCCTGCTCGACAAGATCTCCGTCGGCCGCGAGCTGGTCGAGTCCCGACTTGGCCGGTCGGTGGCCGTGAAGAAGTTCCGGGCCAAGTGGAAGACGCCAGGCCGCACGCTGACGCTCCCGAACCCGCCGCTCGTGCTGGACGAGGAGCATCCGCTCACCGTGACCGCTGACGGCGACGCGGTCGCGTCCAGCCAGTACGAGGTCGAGGCCGACGCCCGTCCGGCCTACCTCGAGTTCGATGTCGCCCCGGCGGCCCCGGCCGTCGTCGAGTGGTACGCCGGCGGCAGCGTGTCGAAGCGGATCAAGGCGGCCATCCTGCTCTACGTGGTTCACCTTTTCGAGAACCGCGGCGTCCTGGCCGCGAACAGCTCGGTCGAGCTGCCGCAGGCCTTCGAGACGCTGCTCGCCAGCGAATCGCACAACGGGGGCTGGTGATGATCCCGGCCGCCCTGCTCACCGAGAAGTTCGTCGCGGAGGCCCGCCCGACGGCCACGCGTGACGATCACGGCGGCCTGTCGGCCGGCCAGGAGTGGGACACGGTCCGCTCCTTCTACGGCTCCTACGAGGCCCAGGCCTACGTGGAGACCGAGACCCGAGCGAAGGTCGGCGGCACGGTCCAGGCCCTCGTCCGCTGCCGCTACTTCCCCGACCTCGTCGGCGGCATGCGGCTGCGGTGGGTTTCGCGTGGGGATCGCCTGCTCTACGTGTCGAGCGTGGTCGAGCGGGCGAACCGCACGGAATTGGAGATCACCGTGGAGGAACAGGTCGCATGATCTCGGTCGAGCTGGACAAGTCGATGAACGATGAGATCGGCCAGTTCGTCCAGGCCTTCAACGGTCTTCAGAAGAACATCCGAAACAAGTACCTGAAGTCGGCCCTGAATAAGACGCTCCGCCCAGGCCGTGCCGTGCTGAAGCGTTACACGCCGCCAGAGGGCGTGAAGCGTGGCCGCCGAAAGAAGGGCGAGGCCTCAAAGTCCACCGGCGCTCTCAAGGCCGCTGTCGCCGTCCGCACGAAGGCCACGAAGGACGCCGTGTTCGGCGTCCTCGGCTACAAGGCCGGAGCCCAGAGTCGTAAAGCGATCTGGCTGGAGTTCGGAACGAACAAAGGAATCGATCCGCGCCGCATGGTCGAGCGGGCGATGCAGGAGTTCGGACCGCAGGCGGCATCGACGCTGGCTCAGAACATGGCGATCGCCTTCGAGAACGCACTGAAAGACCGCATACCCGCCGGGAAAGGAAAGTTCAGAGGCTGACCAATGCCCATCCCAGAGAAGTGGATCAAAGGCGCGATCGAGGACGCCGTCGAGAACTGCCTCGCCTGGCCGGTCGCCATGACTGGCACCGGCGAGCCGCCCTACGTCGTCTACTTCCGCGAGGGCACGACCCGCGAGCTGGTCCTGGCCGACACGCTCGACTCCACGCCCGAGGCGAACCAGCTCCCGCCGGTATCGACGTTCCGGCTCGACATCTACGCCGACTCCCACGTCCAGGCCTGGGAGATCGCGGAGGCGATCGGGCAGGCGCTGAACCGGTTCAAGGGCACGGTCGACGGCCTGACAATCGACCACTGTCTTCTGGCCGACGAGCGGGACGGCGACGCGGTCCGCCTCGAGGGCCGGGAGGATCCGACTTACATCGTCGAGCAGACCTACACGATCTCCTGGCAGGAGTGACCCATGCCACTCTCCGGACTCCCGACCAGCGGCCCCACGATCCCGGCCGGGGCCACTCGCGTCTCGATCAAAGAGATCGACACGGCGGCATCCGAGGCCAACTACGAGGACGTGACCGATCTCGCCAGCACGGAGCGAGAGTACGCCGACCCGCCGCTCGTCGAGCCGGCCGAGGGTGGCAACGCGACCGCGACCTGTTCGGCGAGCGGTCTCCTCAAGGGTTCGGCCCCGCAGCCGACGGCGATCGGAACGACAACCGGATGGGTCTGCGAGGACACCGAGATCGTCTACGAGGCCGGCAAATATGCGGCCTGGTCTGCGAATTGGTCTTACTACCCGCCACTGACGCCGTAGCCAGGAGCCTCGCATGCCTCTTACCAGCTCGCAGGGAAACGCCTACGGGATCGCCGGCGCGACGAAGGTCACGATCAAGAAGGCCCGCGCCAGCAACCCGAGCGACAACAAGCTCGACGCCTCGACGCTTTCGATCGCTCACGGCGGCGAGCGTGTCTACGAGGACGGCCTTGTCGACAACGGTCCGCAGGGTTCCACGAACGGCGGAATCGTGACCACAGTCACGGTCGAATTCATGGACGAGCCGACCATGTCGGCGGGCGACACCGCGACTTTTGACGGCGTGACGTGCAAGTGTGTCGACGTTGAGACCACGAACGAGGCCGGCGCTCTGGTCAAGGGCGTGGCGAACTACACGAGCGACTTCCTGGCCTAAGAATAATCGAAGGCCGGCATGCCAACCCCAAGTTCACAAGGCGCGACCGTGTCGTTTGACGGCTCGCCGATCGGTCACCTGACCAGCTTCCGAGTCTCGCCTGGGACCGCCCAGTTTGAGGACGTGACCAACGTCGGGAGCGACGTGATCGGCAGCGGCTGGGACGCCAGGGTCCTTCGCGAACTCGCCTGTACCGGCATTGAACCAGGCGGGCTGGACATCAACCTATTCGGGTGTCCGCCGTTCCTGAACACCGACATCGGACTCCAGGCCGCAGTGGCCGTGACGTTCGACGGAGGCGGCTTCGAGTTCGTCGGCCATCTGGAGACGTTTGAGGTCACCGGCAACGTCGGGCAGTTCCTGACCGGCACGGCCCGTTTCAGGATCGCCGGCCAGGTCGACAACGACTGAGGAACCAATGAGCATCGCATCGGAAGTATTCGGTGAGTGGAAACCAGAGCTGGTCGAGGTCACGCCGCCTGGCTGCGACAAGCCAGTGAAGCTCCGCTACCCGACCTATGGCGAGTGGCACAAGCTCGCCGTGGCCCACCAGCAGCTCGCAGGCAAGGCCCCCGACGCCACGCTGATAATCGACACGATCGCGGCATGTATCGCCGACGACGCAGGGAAACGGAAGCTCTCGTCTGACAAGGCACGCGGCCTGCTCGACGCGAGCCCTCGGGCGGTCATGTGGCTCTACAAGCAGTGTTGGGAGACCGTACTGAAAAGCGACGACGAGACCGTGGCGGAGTTGGAAAAAAACTCCGCAGCCGGGCAGGAATGATCGAACGGTTCCTGTACCGGCTGGCAGCGCATCACCGAATTTGGAACGTCGAGGAATGGAAGTACGAGATCAGCCTCCGGCAGCTTCTCCGATGGATCGCGGCCTACAAGGTCGAGCCATTCGGCGAGGACTGGCTCCGGACCGCACGGTCGACCGTGACGATCCTCCGGGGGCTGGGCTGCAAGGTGGACGAAGACTTCGAGAAAAAGTTCCTGCCGGGCTATGACCCGAACCGCGAGATGACGCCGGACGAGATCGAGGCCGAGCTGCAAAAGCTGAGCATGTTCACGAGGCGAAAGTAATGGCCGCCATCGGCAAAGTATCGGCTGTCTTCACGGCCTCCACGAGCGGGCTCACGACCGGCGTCAATCGGGCGGCGTCGTCGTTTAAGCAGCTCGAGGCGTCGACAAAGTCGCTCCAGTCCGGTATGCGGGCGCTGGTGGCGATCAACGCCACCCAATTCTTTGCCGGCATCGCGAGCACGGCGGCCGGCTACGTGTCGAGCCTGGTCAGAATGGGCCAGGCCCAGGCGGAGGTCGTCGACTCCACGAGCAAGCTCGCCGCCCGGCTCGGGATGACCTACGCCGAAATGGCCGGACTGTCGCTGGCCGGCAACCTGGCGGGCGTGTCGCTCGAGCAGATCGGGGCCGCCGCCACGAAGGCGGACGTGGCCTTCGTGCGGGCCGGCCAAGGATCGAAGAAGGCGATCGAGGCCTTCGCCGGCCTGGGCCTGACGGTGGAGCAGCTCAACGGCCTCAGTGCCGCGGACCGGTTCGACGCGATCGCCTCCGCCATCGCGGCCCTGCCGACCGAGGCGGAGCGGGCCGCCGCGGCCGTCCAAATCTTCGGTCGTGCCGGGGCCGAGCTGATGCCGCTGTTCAACGGTGGAGCCGGAGCGATCGCCGCGGCCCGCGAGGAGGCGGAGCGGTTCGGGCTGGCCCTGACGAACGCCCAGGGCCAGGATATCGAGGCCATGAACGACGCGTTCACGCGGGCACAGCAGGCCGTGGCGGGCGTCGTCCAGCAGGTCGTGGCCTACTTGGCTCCGGCCGTCGAGGCGGTCGCCACGGCCTTCTCCGATCTGATTGGCTCAATCGGCGGGGCGAACATCGGCCAGGCGATCGGCGACGGCATTCTCCAGGGAGCGCGGTTCCTGGCCGGCGTCGGCGACTTCGTGATCCAGAATTTTGGCAGCACGTTCGCCTACCTATCGCAGGTCGGCCAGCAGTGGGGGGCCGTGGTCGACTTCTTCAGCCGGACGGCCCTGTTCCTCTCCGGCATCGCCGACGGCCTCCAGGCCGCCTTCGGCATCATCATTCAGGGAATCTCCGGCCCTGTGCAGTCGCTCATGGAAGCGGCCCAGTACATCGGCCAGGCCCTCGGGTTCGACACGTCGAGCCTCGACGCGGCGGTCGCCGGCATGCAGGCTTTTAACTCAGAGATCTCGAACGGCATCACCGAGAACCTCAACTCAGCCTCTGCCAACTTCAGCGCCGCCTTTGCGGCCGACGCCCCGCAGGTCGGCCAGGCCCTGACGGGGCCGCTCACGACCGCCCTCGACTCCGCGATCGCCCAGGCGGAGGCCTCGGCCGCCCAGATCGACGAGGCCGCCACGACGCCCGTCGAAGTGAAGCAGACGGTCGAGATCGCGTCGATCAACCAGGCGCTCAAGGGCATCGACTCCCGCTCGACCGAGGGCGTGGCCGAGATGTTCCGCCTGATGCGTGGATCGAGTGGAGACGTTCAGCAGCAGCAGCTCAACGTCCTCGAGCAGATCGCGGAGAACACGGCCGCCGGCGAGGAAGTCCTCGTCGCTGACTTCTAGGAGGCACCGATGGCGATCCTCGGCTGGCGACGCGTCGTGGAAGGGACCGGCTTTTCTGGCAAGGTCGGCGAAGCGCTGCGCTACGACGAGGCCTGGCTGATCCGATGCTCGTCGCCGCTCGACTCGAAGCAAGCGATCACGCGGGCAGTCCCGGTCGGCTGGTATGCCGCCCACTGGGAGAACCCGGCCTGCAAGGCCATGGAGTTCAAGCTCTCGCCGAAGAACCAGGACGGCCTCCTATGGCGGCTCGACGTGGCGTTCTACCCGCCGCCGCCGAATCGGAAGATCGACGAGTCGACCGGCGTCCCCGAGGACTTCTGGGAGCGATCCGGCGGCACGTCAACCGTGCCGGTCTTCGAGGACTACTACGGCGCGATGATCGTCAACGCCGCAGGCGACCCGATCGAAGGCCTCCAGAAGGAGCGAGAGGAGAAGGGCTGGACGCTGACGAAGTACTACACCGACGACTCGTGGAAGGACGACGCGGAGCTTTATGCCGGCAGCACGAACAGCGACTCGTGGGGCGGCGGCGGCCCCGATACGTGGAAGTGTGCGCTACGGTCGGCAAAGCGGCGAGAGATTCAGAATGTCGCCAGAGGCAGAACTGCCAGCGATGCTGCCGAAAGCGACGAGGAGACTACGGGCGGCGACGAGGACAACCTGGTCGTGGTCGAGACCGTCTGGGAGTTCCGCTACGAGCCTGGTACGTGGAAGTGCATGCCGTGGGACGTGGGCTTCCACGAGCTGGTGGACGGCGAGCGTAAGGCGATCGTGGGTGCCGACGGGAAGGCCGTGAAGCAGCCGGTGGCACTGAACCCAAACGGCACGAAAAAGAACGACGGAGAGGCTCCGTCAGTGATCAACGACGGCGACGGCGTCGACCTGTACGACAAGACGACGTTCGCCGTCAAGTTCGGCGAGCCGTTCATCATTCCGGATCCCGAGGCCTGACGCATGGCAGGCGAGCGGAAAGTCGCGTTCACCGAGGACGCCGCTCGCCGGGTGGCGGCTGCGACGGTGGCCTACGAGCGCGGCAACCGCGACATGCCGCCGATCAAGTTCCGCCAGGCCAGCGGCGACGACGGCGACCCGATCCGGCTTTGCAGGACATCTGCGGTCTGGGCCAAGGGCACGTCGGTCACGCTGAACGTGTGGGAGGAAGGCACACCGCCTGGCGAGACGCAGTCGACGGGCCAGACAGTCGAGGCCGTCAACAAGATTGGCGACGTTGCCGACGGCGCGTTCGTCCATGTGGCCCTGGCCCAGAATGGCATCTGGTATCTGATCGAGGCGGAGGACCAGGTCACGGAGGGGTGCCACGCTCCGTCGATCGGAGGCCGCGACCTGACGCAGATCCCGGACTACGACGCCGCCAAAACCCAGGCGCTGATCCACGAGGCCGGATGCCTGAAGTGGCTCGACATCGAGGACTGCCCGACGGGGGGGAGTTGAATGGCGATCGTCAGGAGTGACGGAAAGCTGATCCTGCGCAGCGGCAAGCTCGGCAGCGGCCAGTCGTGCTGCTGCGGTGGTGAACAGTGCGACCCGTGCAGCCAATACACCTCGTTCCCGGTGATCCCGTTCCCATATGCTCGCATGGTCGGAACGTGGAATACCGGTGGCGGCCCGGTTGAGTTCGACTGGCTGGCACCTGCTGGGCAGATATACACCGGCTACCTAAACAGGAACTGGGAAAACATCTCACGCCCCGGTCTGGCTTATCTCGCCCCGGATGTCCACGTCAACGCTACGCTGTGGCGGTGGGACGGCACGACAGAAACGTGCAACACCTACGTTGAAAATGAAGTCGAGGAGGGGGAGGTTCCGGCGTTGCGGACATGCGGCGGTGCCGCCTGTGCGGCGTGGTTTTACCAAGACGGCGTGAACGCTGTGATGAGTGTGCGAGAGTACCAGACGCTGATCGACAACCCGCCGCCGAGTGATAACCAGTGGTACATATTCCTGTGGATTGAGGCCGCAATCGACGACACGCTTGCGTGGTACTGGGCGTGGATGCCGTTCTGCACGCAAACCTGCGGCAATGTGTCGCTGTCGTCCGGTGGAGCGATTCAGGTATTCAACATCGACACGTTCACACTAACGTGCGAACTGGGCCAGCCGTGCTGCACAGGTGACGCCGAGTATCCGGTATTTGAACTGCGGTCGCTGTGCGGCGGTCACGACAGCGTGGACTACCAGGCCCAACAATCCGCGACTGACTTCCCGCCCTGTCTCGGTGCGTGCTGCTACAACAACGGCGAGGTCGATGTGTGCGGTGACATGATGAGTCTCGCCCAGTGCAACGCGCTAGGCGGCACATGGCACAGCGGACAGTCCTGCGCCGATGACCCGTGCAATCTGTTCCCATGATTACCGGCTTGCGATCACAGTTTGAGGCTCGCTGCCTCCAGCGTGGCACCACGCTCGACGCGGTGCGGGCGTGCATCGTCGCGGAGGACGGCGACACGATCACGGTGGACGAGACGCATCCCGCGTATCCTCGCCCCACGCTGGCGCAGAAGGCCGCGAACTTCGCCGCCTCGGCTGCGGCGCACGTCGCGGCAGGGATGCCGCAGGCCAGCGAGTCCGAGCGAGAGCGTCGTTTCGCGATCTGCCAGGGCTGCGAGCATTACGACGGGCGGGCCTGCACGCAGTGCGGATGCCCAATCGTCAGGGAGCAGCGTTGGGTCTCGAAACTGGCGTGGGCAGGCGAATCCTGCCCGGTGGGCAAGTGGGGGGCGGAGGCGGCGGCTGATTGACTCAGGCCAGCCGCCGCCCACACTGGCCCGGAACACCACCCAGGAGGCACGGATGCCAACCGGAGGAGATCCCCTCACCGCCGCCGCCCGGCGGATCGTCCGCGAGAACCCGGACCACCCGGCCCGCGGCCTCGCCAGGATGCTGGCGAACGAGTCCCGCGGTGCCCTGACGATCGAGCAGGCACGCAAACGGATCATGCGGCAGCTTGGGACCAACGGCAAGCAGTCCCGCCGCGACATGAAGCACATCAACCGGCCGCCTCGCATGGCCGGCGTCGATTACCGGCTCGTGCCAACGTCCGCGGAACCGTGGACGCCGCACATCCTCGAGGTGACCGGCCGCGTCGGCATCCTCTCCGACGTTCACGTCCCATACCACGACGAGGTGGCCGTCCTCGCGGCCGTCCGGCACCTGGCCGAGCTGGGCCTCGACGCCCTGCTCCTGAACGGCGACATCGGTGACTTCTATGCGCTCTCGCGTTGGATCAAGGATCCGCGACAGAGAGACTTCTCAGGCGAGCTGGAGGCCCAGCGGCAGTTCGTCGGCTGGATTCGCGAGACGTTCCCAGACATTCCGATCGTGTACAAGGCGGGCAACCACGAGGAACGCTGGCAGCACTACATCTGGCAGCACGCCCCCGAGCTGTCGAAGGACAAGCTGAGCAGCCTCCAGGCCTGGCTGTATCTGGACAAACACGACATCACGCTCGTCGAGGACGGCCGGCCGGTGATGCTGGGCCAGCTCCCGGTCCTGCACGGGCACGAGCTGCAGCGTGGCGTTGCGGCCCCGGTCAACCCGGCCCGCGGGGCCTTCATGCGAACACACCACACCACGCTCGTCGGCCACTCGCACCGCTCCAGCACGCATGCCGAAAGCGACATGTGGCACGCCGAGACCACGACCTGGTCGACCGGCTGCCTGTGCGACCTGACGCCGGCATACGCCAGGATCAACTCGTGGAACCACGGGTTCGCGGTCGTGACCGTCCACGAGGGCGGCGAGTTCGACGTTCAGAACTTCCGGATCGCGAACGGCAAGGTGAGGGCGTCGTGATGCACTGGCTCACCGAGGACGAGCTGCGGGAGGCAGAGCAGCGGGCGCGCCAGTTCTCCGGCGCGTATACGGGCACGAGTGGCACGCTCGCCGGGCTTCTGATCCACACCATAAACATGATTCGCCACTACCAGGAGGCAGACGAAGTGAAGGCGCAGGAAGGGTCGAGCGTGCGATTCGCCACTGGGGCCGTGAGGTCGAGCGATGCGGAGGCGACCAGGTACGACCTGATCTCACCGATCGGCCTCGAGGCGGTCGCCCGCACGTGTGCGGAGGGGGCGGCGAAATACTCGGACTTCAACTGGGAGCGTGGGATGCCGGTCCACGATCTGCTGAACCACGCCCTCCGCCACGTCTACAAGTACCTGGCCGGAGACCGCTCCGAGGACCATCTGCCGCATGCGGCCTGGGGGCTGCTGGCCGCGATCCACTCCGAGGCCCTGTGGCCGGAGCTGAACGACGGGACGCTCCGCGGTCCGGGCTGCCGGGCTCCGGACGCCCAATGACATACTTCAAGCAGGCGGCCGCAGCTCACGTGGGGCCGGGATGCCGGTCCCGGTGAGCGTCTGGTCTTCGTAGCTGGCCCGAAAGACGGCTGGCGTGTTCCCCAGGTGCCGGTGGCCGAGGCCGCGGGCCTGTAGTTCGACATCGGTGCCGCTGCCCCTGCGGATCCATTTCCAGGTGCCGGGCCTGACCCCGGCCTTCGCCACGAGCCGCGTCACTTGGTCCCTGAAGGTCTCCGGGCTTGTGGGCCACGGACATACCAGCCTTCGCGGACAGGCCTCCAGGGAGGCCCGCAGGGCCTCCAGCGTTGACGGAGACAGGCGGAAGGCAGACACCTTGGCGGTCTTACTCTGCGACAGCGTGCAAGCCCCGTCGGGTCCGATCTGGTCTATCCGCAGCGTGACAAGATCGCCCCAGCGGATTCCGGAATCCCACGCCACTCGGATCGCGAGATCCCACCAGACCGCCCGCCGCAGCCCGCAGCGATGCCAGCGAGGTAGTTTGGCCGCCGCCGCCATGAGCCTCTCGACCTCCTCCTTCGTCCAGGCCACGACCACCAGCTCCGGCAGTCGGACACGTCGGACGCGGCGGGAGCGTGGCTCATCGCACAGGCCTTCATCGGAGGCCGCCCTCCAGAGTGCCAGGATTGCCTGTTTCTTGGCCCGCACGGTGTGGGGGGCCACGGTGGCCGAGTAGGCCTGTAGCCATTCCGATGCCAGCCGCTCGTCAAGTTCGTCGAGACGAACGGGCTTTCCTGCCCAGCGGTCAATGAGGTTGACGGCAATTTGGTACTGCCGTACCGTCCCGCCCCGAATGTCTCGCTGGAGCTGGTATTCCTCGAGGTATTCGCGCAGGGTTTCGGGTCGTGCTCGTCGAATCATGGTAGCGCTCCAACGTAGGGCGCTCCGTGCCCGCGAGCGTGCCGACTCCCGGCACGGTTGGTGGTCTCAATCAAAAATCTTTCCGCACCACCATTACAGGCGGCTTAACCCCTCACGTAAGGCATCGGTCTACGGAACCGAAGGTTGCTGGTTCGAGCCCAGCGGGGTGTATTCGGCCCTGGTCAACGCTACGCGTGGGCCGGGGGCGAAGGCAAATACGGGCGGCCTGTTGATTCGGGCCGCCCGCAAAATACGCTCCGGAGGCTATGGACATGGTGATCGAGCCGAAGACGGGCCGGAAACTGGTGACTCCTCGCGAGGCCGCCAAGGTGTTCGGCTGCGACGACAGCTACTTCCGGAAGCTGGCGCTGTCGGGCGAGCTGAATCGAAAAGTGGAATCCCCTAGGCGGGTGTTCTACTATCTGGACGAGGTGGAGCGCCTGAGCAAGGAAAAGGCCAGGGCCAGAACGAAGCGCGGCGGGCGGCCCCGGAAGGGAGTCTCGGCAGCCTGACCAGAACAGTCTGGAGGTTGTCATGCTCGAGCTGCTGATCGAAGGGGGCCGCTACGCCGTCCGTGCCGGCGGCCTGGTTCTCGTCGCCGGCGTGTCCGTGTTCCTCCTGTTCGCCAGCCTGTTCGGCCAGAAGCCGAGCGGGCTCGTCGCGGCCTCGTCCGTGCTGGCGATCGCAGCCGCCGCGTTGTCCTGGCCGCGGCTGCCGAAGGCCTGGCGAGCCGATCCGCCGACCGACCGCCAGCTCGCCTACGCTGAGCAGCTCGGCCTCGTTGTGCCGGAGGGCGTCACGAAGGGCCAGCTCTCCGACATGATCTCCCAGGCAACCGGACGCTAGCACCGCCGGCGGCCGCAGATCCCCCGCATTTCTCGCGGGAAACGACCCCTCCAAAAAAATGTTGGAGCTGGGCTTGTGCAATTCACGATCAGTTGACTACCTTCCGCGTCACGTCATGGATGACTTCGACGCTCGAAGTGATTCAGTGCATGGAGGCACAAATGAACGTCACGGTCTGGATCGAATTGGCCCTTGTCCTTCTGCGTGTTCTCTCCGCCGGCCTCGCCGGCTGATTTCACGCTCCACTATTCACGATCAGGAGACTTGGCATGGATGCCAGCAATCGGATGCCTGGTGACGCGGAGGCCGCCGCGGCCGCCGCCGGGATGCAAGAGACCTACGGGCGGCGCGGCCTGCTGCCCAGCGTCGGCGACTCGGTCTGGTTCCAGCACGTGGTCGGGGCGTTTCCCCGCCCCGGCCGGATTCAGCAGTTCACCGACTTCGGGTCGCTCGTCGTCCGTGACGACAGCGGCGTGAGCTACACGATCGAGGCCTCGCAGCTCGCGGAGTTTTGATCCATGGCGAAGCCACGGTCCGCACATCACCGCGAGAAGGAGAAGGACGCATGGGTCCGCCGGCGGGCGGATGCCCTGCGGCGACTGTCCGGCCCCGGCCGCGTGCTGGAGCGGCTAATCGCCGACATGACGCCGATCGGGATCAACACGTTCCACATTCGCGCCGGGGCCATCCTGGTCCTGCGGGCGAAGACAGCCCTCGACGAGTGGAGACCACTGGCCGAGGACGAAACGGGGGAGGCGTGGAGATGAGCATGGGAGTCGTAGATGGGTTGATCCTGGCCCTGCTGTCCGCCGCCGTGACGCTGTTCGTCGTCGCTGTCGCGGCCGTCGGCCTCGTCGCCATGAAGATTCACGAGGAGCGGCGGGGCACGGATTGCCACGCCGCAGGATGCCGCCGGAGGCGGCCTGGGAAGGGATGCACGATCGAGCTGCGGGGGGCGGAGACCGCCCGCGGCGACACTCACTGGAGGGAATGACGATGGCTCTGAAAATCACACGCGGCCGTCAGTGGTCGCCTGTTCGGTTCACGGTCTACGGCACCGAGGGGATCGGGAAGTCCACGCTCGCGGCTCGGTTCCCGAACCCGCTGATCCTCGACACTGAGGACGGCACGCGGCATCTCGACGTGGCCCGCGTCCAGTGCCAGGACTGGGCCACGCTCGAGGGCGCGATGCACGACCTGGCCCGCGACGCCCAGGGCTTCGAGACGGTCGTGATCGACTCGGCCGACTGGGCCGAGCGGCTGATGATCGACCAGATCCTTCGCTCGACTGGCAAGAAGTCGATCGAGGACTTCGGCTTCGGCAAGGGCTACACGCTCGTGATGGAGCGAATGGCGAAGTTTCTGGCGCTGGCCGATTCGCTCGTCGCCCGCGGCCTGCATGTCGGCCTCGTGGCCCACGCAAAGGTCCAGCGGACGAGCCCGCCCGACATGCAGGACGGGTTTGACCGCTACGAGCTGAAGCTCACCAAGCAAACAGCCCCGATTGTGAAGGAGTGGAGCGACCTCCTCCTGTTCTGCACCTACCGGACGAACATCGTCGAGGGGGCGGACGGCCGTAAGAAGGCCAGCGGCGGCAAGGAGCGGATCATGTACGCGGAGCGGTCCGCGGCCTGGGACGCGAAGAACCGATTCGGACTGCCGGCGTCGATGCCGATGTCAATCGACGCCCTGGCCCCGATCTTCGGCGAGTCGGCCAAGCCGGCCGCAACCAAGGCAGCGAAGCGGGCCGGGGCGGAGCTGGTCCAGTACGTCCGTCCGCTGATCGCGGAGGCACTGACCGTCAAGGATCTCGGCAAGCTCGTCGACGGCATCGAAGCCGCGCTCTACGAGGGCCGGCTGACTGACGACGAGTGGAGCGACCTAACCGACGCCGCCAACGCCCGGCACGACGAGATCGAGCCGAGGGAGGCCGCAGATGCCGTGGCATGAGGGCTGGCGGTCGATTGGTGGCCGCACGAAGGAGGCTGGCTGGACGTGGGCCGAGTTCTCGGCCCGATGCCGTGGTGCCGGCGTTCGGATGGCAGCCGGCACCATGCGGAAGGTCCTCGATGAGGCAGGGCTGCGGGTGGCCGGCACGGCCAACGTCTACACGGAGAAGCACATTGAGGCGGTCGCGGCGTTCGCGGCTGCGAGGACGAAGGCGAAGGAGAGCTGACATGGACGACTGGGGTTTCGAGGATTTTGACCAGGTGGCGGCCACGCCCGAGCCGCAGGCTGCCGGCGGTCGCGAGCTGGTCCCGGAGGGCCGTCATGGCTTCCGGGTCGAGCGGGCCGGCGAGGATGACACGAGCCTGAAGGTCACGCTAGCCCACCCAGACAAGCGTATGGGCTGGGTGTGGGACACCATGCCGAAGGGCAATGGGATCGCGAAGGCCCGCCTGGCGTCGCTGCTGCGTGCCCTGGGCGTGCAGCTCGATGACTGGCGGCGGATGGATCCAGGCGACCTGATCGGCCGCCACGTCGAGGCGGAGATCTACCACAAGGTCGGCAGCAAGGGCGGCACGTTCGTCAACGTGCGGAAGTACTACGAGGCTGAGCCGGCCCCCGCGGCGGCAAAGCCTGCAGCGGCACGGTCCCAAGCGGCGAAGGCCCACAAGGCCACCACGGAGGGCAACGCCGATGCAATCCCCTTCTAGCCTGCTCGACATCCAATCGCTGCTGACGGTCGCCCGCATGGCTCTCGCACAGGACGAGACCACGCCGGAGCCTGAGCGGCTGTCGGTGGACGCACTGCTCCGAATGGCGGTGCCGCTCCTGGAGACGGCCATCGGCTGGGCTCCGACGCCAGTGGCCGTCGCTGCCATCGAGCAGTCACAGGTACGCGAGCGTGCGGCCGAGGTTCGCAATCGAATCTGCGGCGAGGTGCACGCCGGTCACCGTCCGGTCGAGGACCAGGCGGCGGTATGTGACGCCGTGATGTGCCGGTTCGGACCTGCGGCAATCGGACACACGCCAGTATCAGGAAGGGACTGACTCTGCGGTCGGCCCGCGGTGGCCGCAGCGGCTTTCCTCCCAGCCGCATCCGCCGGCGATGCCACTGTGCCGGCTAACAGGGCGAGCGTGGGCCGTTGACCTTTCCAGCGGTGACCACGCCGGCCGCCCCACGTCACGGGGCCAATACACGGACGACTGAGGGCTCAGGGATGGGCACATACATCGAAGCTGACGCGGACCTTCCGCTGGTGGCGCTCTGCCGCCGCACGGATCCACCGACCTCGAGGTCGGCCGCGGCCAACGCGCCGACGTTCGCCGGCAGCCACGAGGGGCGGATTCTCGCCGCCCTGGCGGCCGGCCCCGGCACGAAGGACGAGCTGGCCGGCCGGTGCGGGCTGACGGAGCAACAGGTCGCCCGCCGCATGCACGAGCTGCGGCGTCGCGGCCTGGTCGTGGAGATCGGCGAGGCGGTCTCGCCGACTGGGAATCGGGAGATGAGGTATCGGATCACGGCGGCGTCGCGTTGACGTGCGGCCGGAGTTTTGGGTTGTTTCTGACACAGGGAGATAAAGATGGCTACGAAGGACGTTCGGAGGGCTCGTTTTACCCTGAAGGGGATCACGCCCCTTTTGATGCACGCGGACGATGTAGAGGCTGCGTCGACGCTTGACGAGTGGAGGAAGGCACCAGGGAACAAGAACGTCAGCGTCCCGGGCGACGATCGCTCCCCGGCGTGGACATGGCAGACGTACCTCTACCGCGATGCGGATGGAATGATTGCCATGCCGGCGGACAACGTGATGGTCGCCCTGCGGCAGGCAGGCGCAAAGATGACGCTAAAGCGCCAGACGACGTTCAAGGCGATCACGCAAAGCGGGCTGCTGCTGACGGACGAGACGCTCGAGTTCACCAACGGTGGCAAGCAGATCTCGGCGACTGACTTCGTCGCGGCTCGCGACGACAAGTTCACGGACCAGAAGAAGGCCGTCGAGAAGGCCGGATTCGAGTTGTCGGTCAAGCGGGCGAAAGTCGGCACGAGCAAGCACGTTCGCGTCCGGCCGATGTTTCGCTCGTGGAGCGTGTCCGGGGTGATTCAGATCATGGCCCCCGAGATCACGTTCGAGAGCTTGCAGACGCTGTTCGAGCTGGCAGGCGATGTCGGCCTGTGCGACTGGCGTCCTGGGTGCAGGACTCCAGGGAGGTTCGGCATGTTTGAGGCGACTGTCTCAAAGGCATGATTCAGGCGTGGCCTGTCAAGGCCTGGCCGGGCCGGGCTGGGCCCGGCATGGCGAGGCCGGGCTAGGCCGGGCCCGGCTGGGCTTGGCGAGGCAAGGGAGCCAATGGCTCAACAGACAGGCCAAGCAAGGCTCGGCAAGGCAAGGCAGGGCTCGGCAGGGCGTGGCGAGGCTAGGGAGCCTATGGCTCACCAGACAATCCAAGCGTGGCGCGGCGGGGCACGGCAAGGCAGGGCTCGGCAGGGCGTGGCATGGCTCGGCGAGGCAAGGTGCCCAATGGGCAGTTTCACAACAGGAGAAAAGAGATGATCGACAAGAAGTACGACGCCGAAATCGACGCGGTTCTGGATGCTGTGGCGGTGTTTCCGAAGGGAACGACCGTTCCGTGGGCGGTGATTGAATCCGCGATGGGGCGGCACCGTGATGAGACTGGAGGCTGGACGATCATCCGTCGTGCTCGCCGCAGGCTTCTGCGGGACCGCCAGGTGGCCTGCCTTCCTGACCCGACCGTCGGGCTTCGGCTGCTTTCAGACATGGAGGCCGCCACGGAGATTCCGGAACTGCGGCAGAAGAAGGCCAAGAGGCAGATCGCGCGAGGGCTTCGCGAGACGGACGCGATCGACACGTCGCAACTCACCAAGCACGCCAGCGTTGCGCTTGCGATGTCGAGGAAGCACATGAAGGCGGAGCGGCTCGCGTTGTCTCGCGCGAGGCGAGAGGTACAGTCGCTCACAAAGCCGACTCGGTCGGCGATGTCGGCGCAATGATCTGAAGCCTATTAGTGGCGAGGCTCGGCGGGGCTCGGCATGGCCAGGCACGGCCGGGCGGGGCCCGGCGAGGCAAGGGAGCCAATGGCTCGACAGACAATCCAATCGCGGCGAGGCATGGCTGGGCATGGCTGGGCAGGGCCAGGCGCGGCAGGGCTCGGCGCGGCTGGGCAAGGCAAGGGAGCCAATGGCTCACTTAAACGGGTAGACCCTAAGGAGCAATTTATGGTTGATGGCGACTGGAAGGCGATCGAAGACGACCGCGAGAAGTACGCGGCCTATCTGTGCAGTCGAGAGTGGTCCGTCCTAAAGAAGGAGGTCCACGAGCGAGCTGGCGGCGTGTGTGAGCGGTGCCGGCTCAACGGAATCGACTCCGTGCATCACCTGACCTACGCCAGGAAGTACCGCGAGCGGATCGACGACCTCCTGGCCCTGTGCAACGGGTGCCACGCGTACATACACGCGAAGACCGACACGGATCCGGCGAAGAACGTCGTCCTGTCCTGCTACACGCAGGCCGGCGATCTGGTGATGCCGACAAGCCAAGGCCTGGTCGACCTCACCAGCTCGATCGGGATCTCCGTCTGGAAGGGCCTGGTTGATGTCGACGAGCTGCGTCGGAACATCGAGCTGGCGATCGAGTCTGGCCTGACACTCCGCAGGAAGGACGAAGATGTCCAGTAGCTGGTTCCCCTTCTTCGGTCGCGACTTCGTCGCCGCCACGCTCGGCTGGACGGCCGAGGAGCGAGGCCACTACGTGGCCCTCCTCATCGCCCAGTGGGAGCAGGGCGGCATCCCGGACGACGTGAAGCGCCTCGAGCTGATCTCCCCAGGGATCGCCAAGGCCTGGAAAACCATCTCCCCCAAGTTCCCTAAATCGACAGGGGGACTTAGGAAGAACACCCGCCTGGAGCATGAGCGGCACCTGGCCCACGAACGGAGCGAGCGGGCTCGTCAGTCCGCCTCCGCGAGGTGGGCGAAGGAGGCCGCCGCCCAAACTCCGGAACCGGGTTTCGCGGCCGAATCGGACGATTCGGCATGCGATGGCATATGCGATCGCATATGCGACGGCATATGCCCGGGCGATGCTTCCATGTCCATGTCTTATTCACCACCACCACCTCCCCCGCCGCCGGAGGCTTTTGGGGACGGCTGGACACGGCTCGTCACCGCTTGGAACGCCGCCTGGGGGGAGAAGCGGCAGTGGAGGTCCTCCGAGCCCCCCCAGGAGGCCCTCGACCGGCTGCGGGAGCCTGGCTGGCTCGAGGAGGCGATCGCGGCGATCCCGGAGATCAAGCGCGGGCTATGCGACGGGTTCGACACGCCGCCCACGCTTCGGCAGTACTGCCAGCGGACCGAAAAGGGGACGTTCGTCGCTCGCATGCTGGGAGGCGAGTTCGTCGACAAGTCGGTGAGGGGCGCGAAGCGGAGCCTCCAGGAGGCCGCCACGTGATCCTCGACGTGACGACCGAGCAGATCGCGTCGGCGGTCCGCACGGTCTACGAGCCGAGCGGGTGGCAGCACGCCCCGGCCCAGGTGCTGATGGACCACTTCGCAGGCGACACCACGTTCCTCCGCGTGTCGTTCCGCGACCCATTCACCCACGCCGCTGCGGCAAAGCTCGACCGGCTACGGTCGACGCTCAAATCGCTCTACGGCAACAAGGCGAACGTGGTGTTCGTGGTCTACCGGCAGCGGATGGACCCCGACGACATGGCCGCCCACGCGGCCGAGATCGCACGGCGGTAGACCCTAGATTCAAGCGGTGGCCGCCCTACCTTCGACGGTCGCATGGATGCGACCACGATCACCTTCGAGGTGCTGGGGCCACCGGTGCCGCAGCCGCGGGCCAGGTGGGCCAACGGGCGGACCTACACGCCCACGAAGAACGGGATCAACGTCCTGAAGGCCGCCGTGGCCCTCCAGGCGGCCGCCGTGGCCCGTCGGGCCGGCTGGCAGGCCGGAGACGGGCCGCACGCGATCGACATCGAGTGCGTCTTCGAGCGGCCTCCCTCGCACGTCACGCGATCCGGCGAGCTGCGTGCCGGCTCGCCGTCGTTCCCCGGCATGCGGGCCGGCGACTGGGACAACCTGGCGAAAGGCGTCCAGGACGCGATCACGACCTCGAGGGCGGTCTGGCACGACGACACCCAGGTCGTCGACGGTCACTGCCGCAAGCGTTACGCGTCCCGCGGCGAGCTGGCCCGCACCGTGGTCACGATCGCGAGGCTCTCCGATGCCGCGCCGTCGTGACGGGCCTCCGGCCCCGGCGAAGAAGCTGCTCACACGAGCCCAGGAGCGGCACGTCCGCCGGCTCTGGAAGGCGGGCGGATGCCAGCAAGAGATCGCCAGGGCCGTCGGCGTGACGGTCGACACGCTGCGGGCCAGGCTGCGGGACCAGCTCGCCGACCTCCCCAAGCGTGGCCGCGGTGGTGGATGGCGGCCGCCGGCCCCGGACCCGACGCCCGACGAGCTGCGGGCGCGGGTGCTCGAGGTCCAGGCCCGATGGACCGACGAGGTCCGCGACCAGCGGTGGGTCGGTTCAAGCGATCGGGCCATGCCGCGACACTGACACGACCATGGCGATCGTCTACCGGCCGCGAAACCTCCGGATTCTGAGCCTGCTCCGCCGCAAGCTGCGGCGGCGACCAGCCACGCCCAACACCATCCTGACCGAGGCCGGCGATCAGCTCCGGACCGAGGCAGGGGCTTACCTCCGCACGGAGCAGTAACCGATGCCCGACGTGAAGATCTCGCAGCTCCCGGCCGGCACGGCCAACGCGAACGCCGTGGTGCCCGCCACGAACGCCGCCGGCACGACGACCCAGAAGGTGACGCTCGGCTCGATCCGCGATCTGCCGCACACCCACGCGGTCGCCGACGTGACCGGCCTCCAGACGGCCCTCGACGGCAAGCAGGCCAGCGGCAGCTACGCCGCGGCGAGCCACGGACACGCGATCTCCGATGTGACCGGTCTCCAGACCGCCCTTGACGGCAAGCAAGCTTCCGGGAGCTACCTCACGGCCGTCCCGGACGGAAGCGTCACGGACGCGAAGATCGCGACCGCCGGGCTGTCGGCCTCGAGCATTAACTGGGTGGCCGTCACGGCCTGGGCACCAAACACCGCCTACGCCAAGGGGGCATTGGTTCACTATCTGGGCATCACCTACCGGCGAAGCGTGGCCGGCACGACCGGCGCGACGTTCAATGCCGCCAACTGGCAGCAGATGACCGCCCCCGTGAACGTGACGACGACGCCGGCCCAGATCACGAGCAACAGGAACGACTACGCGCTCGAGATCGCCACGAACGACATTTTCCGGATCTCGTCGAGTGCCGCCGTGAACATCACCGGCATTACCGCCGGCCTGTTCGACGGCCACGCGATCCTGCTCCGGAACGTCGGCTCGTTCGCGATCACGCTCCGCCACCAGGACGCCGCGAGCGCCGCCGCGAACCGGCTCATCTCGCCGTGGGCGGGCGACGTGGTGGTGTCGGCCAATAGCTCCATGCTGCTCATGTATGACTCGACGCTCTCGCGTTGGGTCGTCACCTGAACGGCGTCACATCCCTAACTCTAGAGCCGCGCCACCATGCCAATGTCACCTAGGTTGCTTCGCCCAAGGGCTTCCGGCTTGGTGCTGCCGACCGACGCCGCCGCGCGGGCCTACGTCCTGGCGGTCAACGCCGCAGACGGCCAGCCGCTAGAGGCTCCGGTAGTGCAGGCCATCGACGCCTTCATCACCGGCTGCAAGAGCGACGGCATCTGGTCGGCCATCAAGGCTAGCTGCATCCTCATGGGCGCTCGCACGCTCTCCGGTGCGTTGACGCCGCTGGCTGGCTCGGCCCCGACGAATAACAACTTCGTCAGCGGGGACTACAACCGGAAGACGGGGCTTGTCGGTGACGGGTCAACGAAGTACCTGTCTTCCGGCAGGGCGAACAACGCTGACCCGCAGAACAGTAAACATTTGTCGGTTTATGTCACTGCCGCCTCAACCGCCAGCGCAACCGGACGAACTTACATTGGCGCTCCAGTCGCTGATGGTTCTAGTTGGTTGCATGGGGCAGCAACGTCTAATCTCCTGAGCGTGCGGGCAAACACCGCAACCAGTGTGTTCAATCTCGCCAACAGCGAGGCGGTTACTGGCTTCGTCGGTGTGGCACGGAATTCAGACGCCAACAACACAGGCTATCGCTATTCGGGCGCAACAAGCTCTGCTGCTGCTGCTTCTGTCGCTCCAACTAACGCAACCATTGAGGTGTATCGCGGCACAAGCACAACCTCTCACTCCAACGCCAGAATGGCGTGGTACAGCATTGGCGAGCAGGTCAACCTGGCCTTACTGGACTCCCGCATCTCCACGCTTTACAACGCCATCGGAGCCGCCATCCCATGACGCTAGGTGATCTTACGCTGCCGATCAGCTACGAAGAGGCCAGGGGCTACGCCTTGGTGTTCACTCCCACGCTCGCGGGCAGGCTCGCTGAGTTACACGCACAATACGGCAGTACCAAGTGCCGCCCTGTGCCTCGCGTGATGACCGATGGGCGGCTGATGCTGTCGGCTGATGTTCTGACAGAGGTGGAACCCGGCGGGCTGCTCGCGGATATGTGGGCGGCTGCCGATAAGGCGGTGCTGAACGCCGCCGTCGAAGTGCTGCCTTGGGCCGACGCTATCGCCTTGCTGCCGCCCGATCCGCCGATGCCGGTCTGACCCTAGACCAGAAATGTGGGGACGCGCGTCTCTACACCCACAGTGTTCCGTAGTTTGATGTAGTGCCGCGCGAGCGTTGCGCTCGTTTGCCAATCGGGTAGAATGACCGCCCGAAAGGAAGGTGACGCATGGCAATCGCAACTACCGGCAGCAACCACATCGCCCGAATCCTTGACGCTCTCGGGCTGAAGCACGTTCGGTCGATGCACATCAGCGCGGAACTCAACAGCGCCGTCGCAATCGTCACCGAGCAGTACGTCACCGAAAGCCAGTTGGACAGGCTCGCTGGTGAGTTGGAAACGAAGGAGTGGGTGCTGGTGCCGAAGGCCGAGTGGATTGACGCCCAGTTGTCGATCAGCCGCGCTAGCGACTCTACATCGACTAGGTAAGGCTTTCGCGTTTCGCGAAACCCGAAACGTACCGAAAAAGATACGGTTTTCGTCGCCTTTCGCATACGATTTGGATAGAAGAAATAGCCAGCTTTTCTGTCACAAAACATGACGCTTCCCAACGAACGAACGGTCGCCGTCTGCCGCACTCGGGACTTCCTGCACCGCCTCGCCTCGCCCTACGCTGGCGGCATCAAGGGCATCCCGAAGGCCGTCCGCGAGGAGGCCCGCAGGCTGGCACGGCATTACCCGCACTGGTTCGACCTGGGCGCGGCCGACGCATTCGACGCCGACGCGGCCATGCGGTGCGGCGAGCAGGAGGGCGACGGCGCATGGTTGCGGGAAACTGGCGGAAAGTGACAGTGCGCTACAGCGAAAAAGTAGGGACGGCACTACACATTGAGTGTGGTGCCCCTGCAAGGGTTCGCCCCTGCCAGCCTAGCCTGTAAGGCACAGGAGACCCCACATGGCCGACGCCGCAATCGTCCGCAAGTACCGAGACACCGACATCGTCCTGGCCACGGCCACTGCTGTTGCCACTACCCTCGACATGCGGGACGTGGCTGGTGCCGTGCTGTCCCTCGGCACGATCTCCACGAACGCCTCAACCCTGCAGATGTTCGTATCGCACAGGCGTGACGGCACGTTCACCAGGCTGTACAAGGTGGACGGGTCTATTGCCACGCTGACCCTGGCCCCTTCGAGCACCGAAGGCCGGTCCTATAGCCTGCCCGACGAGGTGTTCGGCACCGAGTTCCTGAAGATCGTCTCGGGCACCACGAACTCGACGGGCACCACCGGCGTGGTGATGTTCAAGAGCTAAGGGCCATGCCCACACGAATCCCAACGCACCGACCGCTGAGAGTGCGGACGGCTGGGCCAAAGCGGGATGACTCGACCAGGCCCAACGCTGCGGCCCGTGGCTACTGCGACAAGGCACACCGTGCGTGGCGTCAGGCTGTTCTGACCAAATGCAACTGGCAATG